CTGCAAATTTATTTCAATATTATGGAGAAGAAGAAGGTTATCTTATTGCAACAGCAGCAGCTTTAACAGATACTTCAGCTTGGTATCATCTTGTGTGTAAAAATGCTTCAGGTACAATTACTATGTATGTAAATGGAGTGGCTATTCCAACTACAGGAGGAACTACTGGTAGTGCTTTATCAGCTGGAATATTTAGAGTAGGTGCTTATCAAGGTGGTGGTCTTTTTTTTGGTGGATATATGGCTGAAGTTTGCTTTATAGATTCAGCAGCATTAAATCCAACTTCTTTTGGAGAATTTGATGAGGATAGTGGAATATGGAAAGCAATAGATGTATCTGGTTTGACATTTGGTACTGATGGATTTTATTTAGATTATGAAGCTAGTGGTAATTTAGGTAATGACGCAAATGGTGGAACTGATTTAACAGAAAATAATATTGTAGCAACAGATCAAGCTACTGATACTTGCACAAATAATTTTGCAACATTAAATCCTTTAAATAATTATTGGGCAGCAGCTACTTTTTCAGAAAATAATTCTGTTTATACAAGTAATAACACAGGTGACTACTATGGAATATCTCCATCAACTATCGGAGTATCAAAAGGTAAATGGTATTTTGAAGCAAAAACTTCAACAGCAAGTGGTCAAGATATACTTGGTATAACTTCAAGAAATATGACTGGCAGAACAACTTGGTTAGGTTCAAGATCACAAGAGTATGGTTACTATCAAGATAACGGAGAAATTAGAAGTAATGCTGGTGGTGGTGGTTCAGACACATCTTACGGACAAACCTATACTGTAAATGATATTATAGGTATCTATATGGATTTAGATAATAATTTAATGTATGTATCAGATAATGGTTCACTAATGAACTCTGGTGCTGGTCACACAATAACAGCAGCAGCTTCAACAGATAGTGGTTTTTATCATTTTGCTGTTGGAGATAACTCTGACAGCACACAAGTTTGGCAATGTAATTTTGGTGGAACATCAGGATTTGCTATTTCATCTGCTGTTGCTGATGATAACGGATTCGGGGCGTTTGAATATTCCCCAAATATAACAGGAGATAGTGTAGCAAAGAAATTTTATTCACTATGTACTAAAAACCTAGCGGAGTTTGGATAATGGCTTATACAGATATAGACGATCCAGGAGAATATTTTAATACAGTTCTTTATACTGGTACAGGAAGTTCTAATGCAATTTCTGGTGTTGGATTTTCACCTAATTGGGTTTGGATTAAAGAACGAGATTCTACATCATCTCATTCAGTATCAGATACAATAAGAGGTGTAACAAAAAGATTAAATCCAGATTTAACTGATGATGAAGAAACTTTATCTGGTTTAATGACTTCTTTTGATAGTGATGGATTTACAAATGCTGCAGATAATGGAGTAAATGAAAATACTAAAACTTATGTAGCATGGAACTGGAAAGCTGGAACAGCAGTATCTGGAAATTCTGGTGGGTCTGGAACTGCTAAAGCATACTCTGGTTCAGTAAATACAGATGCAGGTTTTTCAATTATAAAATATATTGGAAATGGGTCTAGTGGTCATACGATTCCACATCACTTATCAGCAATTCCAAAAATGATGATAATTAAAAATATGACTACAAATTCTACAAATTGGATGATTTATCACGTAGCTCTGGGTAATACTAAAGCAATTTACTTTACTACTGCGTATGCAGATATAGATGCGGGTTGGTGGAATAATACTTCTCCAACATCTTCTGTATTTACTTTAGGAAATCATGATAATCACAACGCAAATGATAATAGTGTGATTGCTTATTGTTTTGCAGAGAAACAAGGCTACTCAAAATTTGGCTCATATGTTGGAAATGGAAATGCAGATGGAACATTTTTTTATTTAGGATTTAAACCAGCATGGGTAATGCTTAAAAAAACTACTGATGGAACTAGTAGTTGGTGTATTTTTGATAATAAAAGATTAGGTCGTAACCCAAATAATCCTAGATTATATGCAAATAACAATAATGCTTCAGAAGGTGCAAGTGATGAGGCTTATGTTGATATTTTAAGTAATGGTTTTAAATTAAGAGGCGCACAACCAGATATTAATCTTTCTGGTAAAACATACATCTACATGGCTTTCGCTGAACAACCTTTCGTAACATCAACAGGAGTGCCTGCAACGGCAAGATAATTATGCTACAAAAAGTAAACTTTCAACCTGGATTCAATAAACAAGTCACATCAACTGGTGGTGAAGGCCAATGGGTCGAAGGTGATAATGTTAGATTTAGATATGGCACACCTGAAAAAATAGGGGGTTGGGCTCAATTAGGTTCGGTTGATATTACAGGTCGTAATACAGCACTTCATCATTTTGTAAATGCTAGCGGTATTAAGTATGCAGCATTAGGGACTAATAGAATATTGTACGCTTATTCTGGTGGTATTTTTTACGACATACATCCAATTAAAACTACAACAACTTTAACAAATGCTTTTAGTACAACTAATGGATCAGCGACTGTCACTATAACTTTTGCATCAGCGCACAATGCAGACAAAGGTGATATTATATTATTAGATAATTTTACTAGTATTACTAACTCTGGTTTTTTATCAGGGAATTTTGACGATAACAAATTTCAAGTTACAAGCGTACCCACAACAACTACACTAACAGTTACAATGGCATCTAATGAATCAGGATCAGGTGCAAGTACATCTGGTGGTATCAGAGTAAAACTTTATTATTCTGTTGGACCCGCGGTAGAAGTTGCATCAACAGGTTGGGGCCTTGGATCATGGGGTGGACTACAACAAGGACAATTTACTTCAACACTTGCATCAGGAATTAATACATCAGTTACAAATTTAACATTGGCAAGTTCTACATCGTTTCCTTCATCAGGAACTATTATTATAGGTGACGAATTGATTACTTATACTGGAAACAGTAGTAACGTATTATCAGGTTTAACTAGAGGAGCTTTAGGAACAACAGCAGCTTCACATTCTAGTGGCGCAACAGCAACAGATGCATCAGGTTTTTTTGCATGGAACGCTGCAGCTTCTGGTGACGTTGTAACAGCACCTGGACTATGGTCTTTAGATAATTTTGGTAACAAACTTATTGCAACTATATCAGGTGGAGAAACATTTGAATGGGATTCTGATCCTACAACAGCAAACAACACAAGAGCAACTTTACTTCCTAATGCTCCAACATCATCAGCTTTTAGTTTAGTATCTACACCTGATAGACACTTAATATTTTTTGGAACAGAAACTACAATTGGAACTAAATCATCAAGAGATGAAATGTTTATTAGATTTTCTGATCAAGAAAACATTGACTCAACAACTTCTTATGCACCTAGTGCTGTTAATACAGCAGGTACGCAAAGACTAGCAGATGGATCTAAAATTGTAGGAGCCATTAGAGGTAGAGATGCAATATATGTTTGGACCGATACAGCATTATTTATTATGAGATTTGTTGGTGCACCTTTTACTTTCTCATTTCAACAAGTAGGTACTAACTGTGGATTGATTGGTAAAAATGCAGCAGTGGAGGTTGATGGTTCTGCTTATTGGATGTCAGAGAATGGTTTCTTTAGGTACACAGGTAAATTAGAATCTCTTCCATGTTTGGTTGAAGATCATGTTTATGATGATATTAATACAATTCCAAAACAACACATTAATGTAGGTTTAAATAATCTGTTTGGTGAGGTTATGTGGTTCTATCCAAACTCAGGATCAGGAACTGTAAATAGAATGGTTGCTTACAATTATTTAGATTCCACACCTCAAAGACCAGTGTGGACCACAGGAACACTAGCAAGATCCGCATGGCAAGATTCTGCAGTGTTTGGTCAACCTCATGCTACAGAATATAATGCAAGTAGTACAACAGCTGCAACTAGTAAAGATCATGTAATTGGATGCACTGATGGTACATCTACATATTTTGAACATGAAAAAGGATTAGATCAAATTAAAGAAGGAGCTACTAGTGCAATTACTGCTAATATAGAATCTGGAGATTTTGATATAGGAGCACAAGGATTAGATGGTGATGGTGAGTTTATGATGAAAATAAGAAGAGTCTTACCAGATTTTTTATCTCAAACAGGAGATGCTATTGTTACATTAAACCTTAAAGATTTTCCAAATGATACTGCAGCAAGTTCATCGCTTGGACCCTTTACAATAACAAGTGGTACACAAAAAATAGACACACGTGCAAGATCCAGATCTATTGCATTAAAAGTATCTAATAGTAGTACAAGTCAATTTTGGAAACTAGGCACATTTAGATTAGATATACAACCGGATGGTAGAAGATAATGGCTAGAATTGTACAATCACTTACGCAACCTACAAAAGATTACGATGAACAAATACAACAATCGTTTGTTAGAGATATAGATAGTATTGTGCAAAAATTAAATACAACTTTCCAACAAGATATTAAAGACGAAGCAGAAGCGGAGGCTTATTACTTTGGCTAATACATTTTTAAATAAAAAAGTAGATTT